GCACGATTCGTTTCTTTCTGTGAAAACATGAAGACTTCCGCTTCAATCGACCTATTCGGTTTCCATGCACGTGTCGCGTATCCTTCTGGTGTAATGATTTGAGTGCAACAGTACCCCTTGTAACGTCGAATGTTGTTGGTATATGTGTGATTCAAAAATGATAGTAGTGATTGTTGGTATGGAGAAAGTGTATCAAGTTGGTCTGTGTTACACCGATAGAGTGTAGGATCCGAATCCGGGTTGGTCGGGATACATGTAGGGTTGTTAATTCGTTCGTAAATTCTCGCATGTCTGAACACAATCTGGAATGCATCATCCACTTGCTCGATGAGTCGATTGATTCGAACGGACACTTTCAGACCATCGTCATTGGGTTCGTAGTCGGAAATCTCCAGGGCGGTCGCTCGATGATACAATTGCCCCATCTGTGAAATGACTCTACGATGCGATGCTGATATCTGTTCAATGTCCACACGAAATGGTTTCCCAGAAGCCGGGTTAATTTCACTCGGTTTGAAAAATTTTTTATATCCCAATTCAGTCGGCACTGATGTATTATTCTTAACACCCATGTCCCACATTTTCTCCTCATCATCTAAAACTTGCAAGAGTTCGTCAGAATTAAGTGACTGGATCGTATTTTTTAGAATCTCCATATTCGATTGAAGTTGGTCGGCATCTTCGGATATAAAGTGGGTTCCCATCCCCTGTTTTACTAATACAAGGCAGTTATTTTTAAGCTCCTAATTTTCCAAGGATTTTTATCAGAATTTTGTTCTGGGTTTGGACCTGTTGCACGAGTGAAACTAGTGCACTACAGACGGTGTCACCCTCTGGGGTCGTGAGTACATCAACCAGGTCGATGCCAACTTCTTCATCCATGGACATCTCATCCTCCTCCTCTTGGAACAATTCCTCCTCCTCCTCCTCCTCGAACTCTTCCGGATTTTCTTCGATTTCGTCGGGGTAAGTAGTCATTTGATATATGCGTAGAAAAGACCAATGTAGATTTTTCGCAATGTGCGGTATCAGGCCAAAATAAAATATTACTATATATTACAAAACACTCACAATGGCCGGCGGTCTCATGCAACTCGTAGCTTACGGTGCCCAAGATGTCTACCTCACCGGTAACCCTAAGGTAACCTTCTTCCAGGCGGTTTACAAACGTCACACTAACTTCGCGATGGAGAACATCGAACAAACCACGAACGGTAACCCCTCCAACAACGGTCGCATCTCCGTGACTGTCGCCCGTAACGGTGACCTCATCGGTGACATGTACGTTGAACTGACGTCCAAGGCGGCGCTCGGCACCAAGACCGGTGACGCACCGGATTGCAACTTCGTCGCCGAACGTGCGATCAAGACTGCTGAACTGTCCATTGGTGGTCAGCGTATCGACAAACACTACCAGCGATGGTGGCGTATGTACTCCGAGCTTTACCTGGACGAGTCCAAGAAAGCTAACTGGGGTAAGATGACTTCGGGTGAGGGCCAGGTGTTCCTCCCCCTGATCTTCTTCTTCAACAGGAACCCCGGTTTGTACCTGCCTCTGATCGCCCTTCAGTACCACGAAGTCCGCGTTGATTTCGATCTGACCGACGAGTTCGAGATCTACTTCAACTCCAACACCTTCAAGGTGTGGGGTAACTACGTGTACCTGGACACCGAAGAGCGACGCCGATTCGCCCAGAAGGGTCACGAATACCTGATCGAACAGGTCCAGCACACTGGTGTTGACTCTGTCTCCGCGGGTGAGACCAAGCAGGTCCGTCTGTCGTACAACCACCCCATCAAGGAACTTGTGTGGGCCGTTGCCCCCGCTTCTAGCTCCAACGCTAAGTTGTGGAACTTCACCTCCAACGTCGCCAACGAAGGTGTTGTCCTCGAGTCTAACCCCACGGCCATCGCCCATTCCAACTGCTTCGTGCCCTTGACGCAGGCGGCTGGTGTGCCCATGTACTCGGCCGGTACCGCCGGTTCCGTCTGCCGCCTCGTCGAAGAAGGTGCCCCTGGCGCGACCATCGCTGCCGGCCCCGTCGAGACCTTCAAGCTTGTGCTCAACGGCCAGGACCGCTTCAAGGAGCAGTCCGGGAAGTACTTCAACCAGGTGCAAGCGTACAACCATCACTCTGGTTCCCCCATGCCCGGTATCTACTCGTACTCCTTCGCTCTCAAGCCCGAGGAACATCAACCCACTGGTACCTGCAACTTCTCCAGGATCGATAACGCCCAAGTGGCCATCAAGATCAAGTCGGACATGGACACCGGTGCCGCGACTTCGCTCAACATGTTCGCCACGAACTACAACGTTCTCCGAATTCAAAGTGGAATGGGTGGTTTGGCTTTCAGCAACTAAGTATCAATGTTAGTTTGATAGTAAAAATAATATAAACATCATTTTTAAAATGCACAATAATGCTATTTAAAAACGAATATACATACCTACTTAATATGTATACCCTTGCCACTTGTCAAACCCCTGTCGTCATTTATACCAATAGACGACGACGAACCTATCGACAGTGGAAACAATTCATGAAAGAACCCTGTATCAAGAATGCTGACGCACTCGATTGTGCGATACGTCATAGACGTTGTAAAGGTTGTCCATTTAATGACTTCTTCAAACCTGAACCTAAGTGATATATATCTATTGATACATTAATGATTCCTCTATCAGCTATCAGAGACGTATCCCTACATGAGGTTGTTCATGAACTTCCTTTATGTAGAGATGTCGCCGAACATATATTAAGCTTCACCGACAAGTTCGTGGTTTTCAAAAATGACCCCGACCTTTTTTGGTACACACTTGGTCAGGAGACGTGTAATCTGTATAGGTGGAATCATTATGCCTGTATGTACGCATGTCACGCATTCGGGAAGTCTTCGAAAATTGCGAAACATGTAGACATGTACAGTATTTTCATTAATCTCATGGGTGATCTCGATCGATTGTTATGTGCGTATTTTGATATTGAAAGTGATGAGGAAAATGCGTTCCGTAAACGTTTCTATAACATCCCAATTACAAATGTCTTCTACAACAATCGTACCATCCAAGATCCCCCCAAACCTGGAAAACGTTTCAAAAAATATTTTGAAGAATACGAGCAAGTATACATCACTACATTCTTGTCGAGATTCAAAGAGTATCTGGAAAATGTCGAAGCATTCATTGGTGACATACCATATGAAGCACGGTCAGGTATGGTTCGTGATGTTCGAAAAAGAATTCGCACTACTATAAAACTCGCTCACAAGAAGATGTTAAAAATTGATTTAAAAGAACATGTCGTATGTTAAGTAAGTATGTATGAGATTTACACGGATGGGAGTTGTTTGGGGAATCCTGGACGTGGTGGTTGGGGTGTGGTGGGTGAAGACTTTAAACTCAGTGCTGGACAGTCTGATACCACAAATAACCAGATGGAGATGACTGCGATTCTCAAAGCCCTCGAAGAATGTTTGAAGAGGGATATCCAAGAAGTGTGTATATTTACAGATAGTCAATATGTAAAGAACGGTATTAGCTCATGGATTATAAACTGGAAAAGAAATGATTGGGTAACTTCCACTGGTACACCCGTAAAAAATAAAGAGTTATGGATTGCTATTGATGAAGTGCGTAATAAACTTAAACTTGTTAACTGGAAATGGGTAAAAGCACATAACGGAGATCCTAAAAATGAAGAAGTCGACCAATTAGCCTATAAAGCTGCCGGGGGAATCGTTAAAACGAAGACTACCAGTAAAACGAAAGAGTCGAAATTCTACAGTGTCGTTAGAGGACATATTCCTGGTATTTATACTGTATGGGGTGAGGCTAAGACACAAATTGATGGGTACCCATGTGCGATCTACAAGTCTTTTAAAACACAAGTAGAGGCCGAGGAATATATGAATACACCAGTAAAAGAAAGTATTTATTTGAATGTTCCTTTTAGTGATAAAGAGCACGTTAAATCATTGGGTGCAAAATGGGACCCCGCGGAAAAAAAGTGGTGGGTATCGGAAATGAAACCAGAACTTGAAATGTATCTTCCAGGGTAACCATGAATAATTTGTACTTGTAAAATAGACTATACCATGAGTGGCGACCCATGTGAATGGTGTGAAAAACAAGAAAAACTGCTTATAAAATGGGCTGAAAAGGCGGCTGGATATCGCTGGCTCCACAATCACGCACGTCTATTCTATAAGAAGCAGAACGACTGGTTAGCGTACCCTAGTATAATTATAGCCAGTATTACAGGAGTAGGTGGGTTTGCTGTGTTAAACCCTAGTGGAAATGATGGAGTTTCAGATGAAACCAAAAATAACATTATGATAATTCAATACTTTTTTGCATTCCTAAACGTTCTAGCGGGGATACTTACATCTATCAGTAAATTTAGTCAAAGTTTAAGTCTTTCGGAAGCACACTCTGCACAGTGCATACAATGGTCTAAGCTCTATAGAAGCATTGACATGGAACTTTCTCTTGATGTTAAACACCGTGATAACGTGGTTGAATTCATTATGAAATGTAGGGAAGATTACGACAAACTTCTCGACGATTCACCCGATATACCAGCTATTACTATTCAAGCTTTCTTGGTCCAGTTCCCCGATAAAGAGAATA